TTCAGTGGTGTCACGAACTATGTGACTATCGGATATTTCACGGGCGAGAAACCGAACAATGTCACGATGACCACGATCATCCATTTCACTGCCAAGGACAGGATGACAAAGTTTGATATCCCGGTCGAGGATTATCTCGATTCCATCACCTATCCTGCCACGCTGGAGACGATCTATCACGGCTTGTGTACGTTCTGCGGTGTTGGATATACTGCCGGGAACGAACTGCCAGGAATCATGAGCAGGACCTATTCAGAGGCCCCTTATGACCTGGAAGGATATCTCTGCCGGGATGTACTGGCTTGGATTGCTGAAGCAGCCGGATGCTACGCCAGGATCAATGCAGCAGGAAACTGCCAGTTAGTGTGGTTCTCCGATCAGACAAGCTACACTGTCAACGCAGACAGTGAGTTTGCCGCCGAGTCTTCCGATATCATGGGCATGATTTGGGATGATTTCGACAAACTGACCTGGAACGAAGCAGATAAACTGACCTGGAATGATGTCTGCGGATACGAGGAAGCCTATGCTCCGGATTATCTGAATGTTGTCATGCTGGACAGTGAGGTAGAGGTTGTCTATCCTGCCAAGATCAGCAGTAATGCCTACTGCATTGTCGGAAACCCCTATCTGACGATCTCAAGCGGTTCTGATATAACGAACTACATTGCTCCCATATGGAACCGGCTGGCTGCCTTTGGTGGGCATCTGCCGATGAATGTGGAATGCATCGGCAACTGGCTGGTAGAAGCAGGAGATGTCCTTACCATCAATATCGGTGATAAGACAATCGCTGCCCCTGTATTCGTCCGTACACTGACCTGGAAGGGATTCACACTGGACGAGTACGAGACAACCGGCAATATGCTCCGTCAGCAGATGTCCGGGGATACCCGTGAAAAGCTGATGCGAGTGAACAGTATTCGCCTGTTCGTGAAGGACCAGTATTACAAAGAGGTTTCCGGTATCGACATTGACGAAAATGGAATCGAGATTGTCGGTAGCAAGTATGTCCGGATCTCCTCCGGCGGTGGGTTGGATGTAAACAGCAATAACTTCATCCTGGACAGTGACAATCGTCTGATGAAAGCCGGTAACTGGTCCTTCGATGACGATGGTATCCTGCATAACAATAATGTCGATCTGATCCCGTTTGAGATTACCAAGTTTGAGAGTATGCTGGAAACCGCTGCCGGGATTTATATGTACTACAACACCGGCAAAGGTAAGATCATTCTCCGAGCTGCCTGTCCAAACGACAAACACGCAAGTCCAACTGGTTACTGGTGCGGTGAGCTTGCCCTTGAGATGAACGACAACGAGGATGACGGGGACCTTTCAGGCCGTTACATTTCCCTTTATCCGCAGAACATGGGCGGTGTTATCGGCACTGCTTCCCATCCCTGGTATACGATGTATACCTTCATGATTAAGGGAACGATTCAAACCGGTGGTTATGGTGCCTTACTGCTTGTTCCTAACCCGGACTATAGCAGACGGAATGTCAACATTCAATTAATTGAATCCCAGGTTGGTGCCGTCAACAGGATCCTGCTTACCGGCGGTTCTAATGTTGACCTCATTAATATTCACAAGGTAAATGTCATTGCAGGTCATGAATCAAGCAACAGAACCGCGCTTGGTATCTTCCCTTGCAGTGATAAACTGACAATGGGATTCATCTTCGATTGGCATGAGCGAAACGGTGGCAATGTTATCATGATGTCTGCTGCCAGTGGTGCTGATGTGATGCGGATCGAAGGGGCAGTTAACAATGTTGCCATCGGCGAACTTGCGAACTTTGCTTTTGTCAGCGCATTCACGTTCACCCAACTTTCGTCCCGGGAGATCAAGCACGACATAGAGGACATGGAGGACCGTGGAGAGGACATTGACAACCTCCGTCCTGTTACATTCATCTATGATGCGGATGCGAATGAACGCAGACGGAACGGCTTGATTTACGAGGAAGCAGTAGAGGTAGCACCGGATATCTGCTATGAGGACGAGCAGGACGGCACCAAGAGCATTAACTATACAGAATTGGTTCCTATCCTGCTGAAAGAGATTCAGAGCCTACGGGCTAGGGTGAAAGCACTGGAAGAAAGAATAGGAGGAGAATGAGATGTCATACGTTGCCATTGAATCAGTAACCAAGCCGGACGGAACCTATGCTGTCAACACCTTCAAGAAGGAAACCAGGGATGAAGCAGAAAAGGCTTATCATTCGATCCTATCCGTTGCAGCAACATCCAAGAACCTTATCCATGCAGCGACTATTCTGAATCCGGAAGGAAAGGCTCTCAAGAGCGAGTGCTACAAGCATGATCCGGAGCCGGAACCGGAACCCCAGCCGGAACCTACACCGGAACCCACTCCGGACCCGGAGCCGGAACAGGAACCGGAGACTCCTGCTGAAGACGAAGAACCCAAAGAGGATGGTGAGGAATAATGTCTACACTGACTCCGAATCTGAACCTTGTACTGCCTATCGGTGTTGAGAAGGTTAGCAGACAGATCATCAATACCAACATGACGCTGATCGATACTGCCGTGGGCGGGAAAGTGAATGTGTCTGACATTGTCAATAATCTCACCACGAATGATCCCACGAAGGTGCTTTCTGCTGCCCAAGGTTATGCGTTAAACAGCAATATTGCGAATTTCGGAAATATAAAAATGCTTGCTAAAACTGGTGCTTCATCGTATGCGCTTAATATTCCTTCAAATTCACAAAGATTCTTAATTGGTACAACAAATAATAGTGCATATACTTTTGCGTTTATTGTTTGTTGTAACTCTCAAGGGGTTGTATATGTTATTGAAGCGGCAAAGGGTACATACTTAACATACGCTGTTTCAACAAATACACTTACAATTACGCTTGATACAGCTCGTGCTTTGAACTTAATTGATTTAACTGCTGGAGAAAACATATCTTAACAAAGAACCATATTGTTCACAATCAGAAATGTGATTTCAGCAATGTAACAAAGATGTATCTTGCAGTTCCCGTTGTCTGCGTTACTTTAATACCATCAGAAGCACAAATGCAAGAAACATCATTGTAATTACTTCCGGAAGGTGTGCCAACATAGCAAGAAACGCAGACACTGTTGGTATTATCCCATCCTGTAGGATAATCAATTGTAGTCTCTGTTCCACTTGCTACGGCTTGACTCCTCAAATTAACGAACATGGAAGCAATATTGCTGTTTAACGAGGACGCTATGAGAAAATCATACAAAAAAAGCAGATTTAGAAAATCATGGAAAAGATTTTGGAAACAAAGAAGTAAAGAGCAATACATACCAATGTATTTGTTTAATGAGACAGGTCGTGTTCGATAAATGATGATTTAACGACGTAACAATTTGCCCGAAAAGGCCGCCAGGACACGATGATCCTGGCGGTTTCCTTATGGCTCAGGCGTAGGCTTTTGAGTAAGCGTTCTGGATGTCCGTGCGGTCCTGGTCGACATAGATCAGCGTGGTTTCCGGTTTGGTATGACCCAAGAGCTGCTGAAGCGTCTCCAGCGGCATCCCGCTGTGGACGCTTGTGGTGGCGAAAGTATGCCGGAGCTTGTGCGGGTACGCCTCAATGCCAGTGCGTGTAGAAACCTTCTTAATGATCTGCTCCAAGGAGTGTTCACCGATCTGATGGAACGGCCTACGGACGCTGACGAACAGGCCGGTGCAATCATCTGCCCTGGAGTCCAAATACTCCCGCAGTGAAACTTCTGCTTCCGCATTGAAGTAGACCATGCGCTCCTTGTCACCCTTGCCGTGGCGTATTAGCACGGAGCGATTGCCCCAATCAATATCCGTCAGTTGGACGGCAGCGCACTCGCCGACCCGCATACCGGTGGAGTAGAAGAAGTCGATCAGCGCCTTCTCCCGAACGTTCTCCGTGTTCCAGCGGAAGTATTCCAGCTCATAGGAGGACATAGACTTCCTGTGCTTTGGCTGATACTTGATCTTGTCCACCTTCGCGCATGGATTCCTTGGGAGATATTCATTCTCCAATAGCCACTGGAAGAAGGAGTTAAGCGTTATCCGGATGTTATCCATATACGAGTCGCTGCTGTTGTGGGCGGTTTTGTACTGATAAAGATACATACGGATATCGTTCGGTGTGATGTCCATATAGGACTTCGGAACAGCCTGGAAGAAATTCTCCAGCTTATAGCGGTACTGTCGGAGGGATTTCATACTTAAATTGGCGATGGCCTTGGAAGCGAGATAGAGCTTGACCACTTCCGGCGTACCGGTGGTGGTGATGATCGCTGTCTCCTTCCGGCTGATTTCAAAATCGTTCATGGAAACATCAACGGCTTCCATGATCTTGGTTAGCTGATCCGGCTCCACTACGCCGGAGAGATTCATTGCGAGGACGATCCTAAACTTTTCATACACGTTTTCTTGATTCACAAAAACACATCCTTTCATTGATTGCGGTGAAAGAATGTGATAGAATCATGTATGATTGATGTGCTGATCCCACATCTTTCACCAGGCACAGGCCATCCCCCAATGGCTTGTGTCTATTCTTTTTAGTTCTGTTTTACCTTATCACTAATTTCCTTGTTTGAAAAGTCACAAGATATAGTGTACAATGGATGGTAACCACAAGATATTCGATTTTAGGGGGTTCCGTCCATGATTTCTGCCTGGTTTATCATTCCTGCCTTTATTGTTGGTATGTTTGCTGGTATATTTTTGCTGATAATGGTCATGAAACGCTGATTTTTATGGGACACCCCACTAAAGAGAGTGTTCTTTTTATTTCTGTTTGCTATTTTAATTAGATCTATAGTATATTATAGCTGTGTGAGATCCGTTATATAGGAGGTGAATCTCATCGTATGAATACCGCAGCAATAGTGGATGCTTCCATTGAGCAATGGATAAGAGAACAGAAGACGAAAACCGAGATGGTACCGCTGATCGCTGAATCCTGCCTTGGCTGGCCTTATGTTTGGGGAGGATATGGGCAGTATGATACATCCAAGAACAGGCAGAGCTATGCGAACAGATCTTCCTGCCCGGAAGGTGAAAGCGCGGTTATCATCAAGAAGTGCCAAATTCTGAACGGCAGTAAGAGTTCATGCGCTGGCTGCCAGTACTACCCAGGGGACAAGGTCCGGTTCTTCGATTGCCGAGGGTTCACGAGATGGGTTTTCCAGCAACTTGGAATCACGATCTATGGAGCCGGTGCTACCAGCCAGTACAACACTGACAGTAACTGGACGGAGAAAGGCGAAATAGCCAATATGCCGGATGTCATCTGCTGCGTCTTCATGAAGGACGGCAAGACGATGAGCCATACCGGCATTCATGTTGGTGGTGGGAACATCATCCACTGCTCCGGAACAGTGAAGCGCGGTAAGATCACGGACAAAGGCTGGAGCCATTACGCGATCCCCAAGGGCATGGATGGCACTGTCCCGGAAGACAAGCCTACACTGCGAATTGGATCCACCGGTCCATATGTGGTGGAATGTCAGAACGATTTGATTCAGCTTGGTTATGATCTGTCCCCCTACGGAGCCGATGGCAAGTATGGCAAGACAACTTCAGCCAGGGTGAAGGATTTCCAAAGCACACATACCGATCAGAACGGGAACAATCTTGTCGCAGACGGCATCTGTGGCAGTAAGACATGGTGGGCGTTGGATAATGCCATTGATCCTCCTGCCCCTGGTCCGCAGCCTACCACACTGTACACTGTTATCGTTCCTCATCTGACAGAGGAACAGGCAAATGCATTACAGGCTCAATACCCGGATGCAGAGAAACGGAAGGAAGGATGAGAGCAATGGAACTTTCCCAAATCTTGAGCATCTGCGGTGTATCCGGCATTGTGTCCGGTTTAGTGGGTGTTCTGATCGCGGTATTTCTGAAACGTCCGCTGGAAAAGCGGGTCAAGGAGAACGAGGATACCAGTAAGAAGATCAAAGAGCAGAACAAAGCGACCATGCTGGGCGTACAGGCTCTGCTTCGTGATCGTCTGCTACAGGCATTCAACTACTACCTTGCAAGAGGATGGGTAGAAGCCGGTGAGCGGGACAACATCGACAATATGTACAAGCAGTATGAAGCACTGGGAGAGAACAACGTGATCTCTGACATATACAATCAAGTCCGATCACTGCCGTCTATCCCGCCGGAATCAACGCCGCTAAAGGCACACGCAGTAGCACAATAAGAGGAGGAGAAAGAGCATGAAGATGTCCAACAAGGTCTATGACATTCTGAAGTACATCGCCTTGATCGTACTGCCAGCCATCGGAGCCTTGTATTTCGCGCTTGCAAAGATTTGGGGATTCCCCTATGCGGCAGAGATTGTCGGTACCATCGCTGCTATCGACACCTTCCTGGGCGCGATCCTCAAGATCAGCAATGACCAGTACAACAAGGACCATGAGATCCAACCTCCCAATGAGGAGCAGGAACAGGAACAATAGTAAAACCATAACTTTTGAATCATAGCACTGCTCAAGCATAGTAAATTCAATCGTTCCAGCGTTTAATAGCTTTGACTACGAATCAAAAGGTCGTGGGTTCGAATCCCGCCGGGCTCACTTCCCCGGAAGCCTTGAAAAACAAAGGCTCCGGGGATTTTTCTTTGCTCCGCAATAGTGCAGTTTAGTGCCGATTTATGGCTAAAAACGCAGTATAAAACCATGTGAAAACCATAACTTATGGTTAAAAAAAATAAGTTATTTGTCCATCAATTCGGTCATGCGCTGCTCTCTTTCCTCCGATATGTGGTCATAGATCTGAAGTATCATTCTTTCGGAGGAATGCCCTAACCAGGAACGTACAGTATTTACATCGATGCCTTTATCCCTGGCAACAGTACAGAATGTGTGGCGTAAATCATGGGGCCGGAACGAGATTTTATGTCCTGCTATGGTGGATAAACCATAGAGATATGATTCCCATGCCCGTTGAAATGCAGTTTCAGAGCAGATATTCCCGTCAGCGTCCGGAAGAACATAATCTTGTATGCTATCGATAAACGGCTTTAGAGAGCCAAATAACGGCACTGTCCTTTCGGATGATTCATTCTTCGTACTGCCAACTACAGGGCGGTTATTGACGAATTTAACGGCTTTTGTGACGTATATACGATCATCATGGATGTCTGATTTCTGCAAAGCAAGAACTTCTCCCCTACGAAGTCCGGCTTTCAGCATGAACATGGCTGCCACCTGGACGCGATGAGGGACAGTTTCTATCAGATGAATCTCCTCTTTGGTCAGCGGTCTGTGGGTTCCTTTACTG